TGTCTGAGAGGTAGAGACTCTGCCCTATTCGTAGCAGAAACATTAAGAGCATCCCCAGTATAACCATCAGTTGGTGAGTATATGATTACATTAGGACTTCTTCTCATCGTTACTGGGAACTCAATATATTTTCTTCTCTTGTCATTTATATCAAATACAACTGTACTTGTATCAGGCAAGAAATTATTATACATTGTCCGTGTTCTTGGAGTAACTTCTGGATCATATGATTTTTGATAAAATTCACTGCAAGAATTTAACATAACTCTTTCGTTTTCAACATCAGGGAAAGAGTCCGTCCCCACGTACATTCTTACTTGAGCAAGATCTAACGTTTTAGATGCGTGTGGTCTTAAGTCGAATGCAAGAGCAGCATAGTCATCTTTATCTGTTATTGTATATCCGGACGAAAGACCAGGCACAATGAATGACTGAGTATATTCCTGCCAGTAGTCCGTGAGAGTTGCTGTCCCCAGAGATGTAATCTCTTTTCCGCCAGTTTCTGAACCATTGAAATACTGTTTGTACTGTGTTGCGAGGGTTGTACCAGAAACAGATGATTTAGCATAGAAACTTACGTTCACGTTATTACCCATGAATACAGTCGAGTCATCAATTCTATGCTCGACATGATAGTAATCATTTGAACCAGCAGAAAGTCCTGTCAATCCTGTAGTAAATGTTGCATAATATTTTGGAGATCCTGCAACACCAGTTTGACCTCGGGTGAATGTGGATCTGGATATAGCTAAAGTTCCACCTGCATTTCCATTTGTCGAGGTAATTCCATTCATTGTAGCCCATCTATCGGCAAAGTAAAAACCGTTGCCCGATGTTGCACCAACAAATGATGTTCCTCTCTGCCATATTCTATATGAACCGTTTACTAGAATATTTTTACTCTGTTCTGCTGTTGCAGTTGAAGATAATGTACTAGGAGATCCTCCTCCTCCTCCGGCCGATTGTTTTATATCGCAATATATTTGAGTGTCACTCATTCTATATCCGATGACGGTGTTACTTGCTCTGTCGGTTAAAAGGCCTAGAGTTGATGCAGTACCTTTATTAGTTGACGCTGCTAAGAAAACTGGACTTGCAGAATCTGCTCCCGACAACCAACTAGAAGCAGCAGGTGTTAATATACCAATGCTGGTAACCTCTATGAGTTGTCCACCAACTCCTGCTGGAAATCCGGTAATTACACCTATTATTTCAGTTGAATATGCGTCTTTACCCGAACTAGTATGATTGCCCGCGTTAGTGTATGGATCGTCACCTGCTGCTAAATATACACCATTGTAAATTTTTCTACCACCCCCGAAAGTTCCAGATACATTCGTTTGATTGTCACCCTTTCTACTAACTACTCTACCAATACCAACATTCAAGTCCGTTCCGTTTACTGCTTGTCCTACATCAATTATAGAAACGAGGCTAGTTGCTGCTGCACCACTAGCACCGGTGAGTCCCAACTCCTGTCCTCTATAATTAACCACAATACCAGTGTCACCTGTAACACCAACAATCATTGGCTTAGATACTAAACCAGTAGTACTGGGTTCGGTTTTGGTTAGAATTCCTCTTTTTGCAGGATCTAGGAAGAAAACACATCCATAAGTTAGTCCACCACTGACACCACCAAAGTTCCAAGGTCCTTGTATTTTACCTTGAGTAACAACGTTAACGGAGTTACCTTCAACAACTCCGACTACGCCAATTGCCTCTGCTTCTGTGGTGTTTGTCCCGCGTGCGAGAGTGATTCCGAGTCTATGACCAAGCGTACCACCAGATCCTCCGCCTTCATACGGATTAGTATCCATCCTTACCGTTCTACCAAAAGTAAACCCTGCTGTCCCGTTAGCACTATCTGTGGTACATAAGAATTTAATCGAAGATGCACCCTCAATATTGGTTGCATTAAGAGTTCCGTTTATTGTTACATTGTTGAACGTGATGCCCTTTGTGACATTACCTGATAGAGACACTCTCATATCACCTGCGGTAATAGCCCCACCTGCCGTAACAGAGGTAGTTCCTATGAGCACATCAATACCGTCACCGGAAACTCCAGTGAAGATATTTTGCATGTTTAACTTAGCAATAACCTCATCATTGAACTTACTATACCAATCAAAGAAATTATTGCCGGATGTAAGATTTTCTATTTGTTTTTCGTTATCTCGGAACGCCATGGTTTTCCTCTTTTATTAGTCGCAAGCCCAATTTACGAAGTTTGTACAGTTACTATAATCATCAGTAGCACCCTTATCACTGCTAGTAATATTTTTCAAAAATACGCCGTTCTTAAAGTAGAAGTTAGTATTGTCGTAATAGAACATTTGGGAAAAGCAATTGCAGCCATCTCCGTCTAAGTCATTACTTGCACATGAGTTGACATTAATTGCTGGAATAGTTGAAGGAGCTCTAGTTCCTCCATAATATAGATTATCTATCTCAACTTTTATTCTACTTGCTCCCTCCGCATTTAAATCCAGAACCCCACCAGAATTATCAAACAGACCATCATCAACTAGCAAAGGATCCTCTCCTTGTGGTCTAATAGTTGAATATTTCAGAGTTATGCCAACTCTTTCCGGTAATGATCCAGTATTTACTTTTGGAAGTGTTATTTCTTTTGCGGCCGATAAGTAAGTAAATACTCCCAACCGGTGAGAGTAATCAGTAACATAATACCAACCTTCACTCAATTTAATTTTCCACGGAGTGTCGGTTCCTGCTCCGTTTGCGTCTGGTGTTACCACTACAGTTGAAGGATCTACAGGACATGCTCCGATAAATCCAGCAGTACCTTGAGGATACTTTCTAGTGCTAGGCTCATGACAGGGGACTTCTGCTGGTGTAGAATTTCTTGGATTGAAAGTTATATGCTGCCTACTCCAATTACTCATCATCAAATTCGACATAGTTTGATTGAAGTAGAAAAGATCCAGAGTTTCATTCAACTCGGAAGCCTGTAGAGCATATCCTGGCTTAAATGCAATGTAATTATAATTGTTTTGTTCCGCAATAGTATTTTCTAAAAATCTACTATAAAACGGCGACGTGCCAAGAGGAAATGTATTAGTTACGGTATCGATGTTAAATGGAAATGTTGACATGAATTATTTACCTGATTAGAAGGGCTGAAAAACTCTTATTATTAATGATTTTCCGTTATTTACTACGGTGTCGGGTATATCATATGAAAAAGCGTTTTTCAGTATTTTTTTGCCTGTGTTTGTATTTATACTTGATCTTGTAGTAGAGTTTATCTTATATGTTATCGTCTTGTCATCGATAGTCGTCATTTGCAAGTTCCCGTTAGTAGGAATATCGTTGTGATATCTACTGGAAATCTCTGCGGTTGAACTTAACTTATCTGTAGATGCTACAAAAGAAACTATATCTCCTACTTGTTTTTTTGTATTAGATGAATTGGCAGATGACAGTTTTTGACCTAAACGGGGATACTCACTAGATTCTATTTCACTAGAATCAAGTTTAGTTAAATTGAGTTTAGTCAGACATGTATCAAAGTGTTTTTGCGATATGTTTTTATCTGCACCAAATTTATTTCCGTCAGTATCTAAAATATTCTTCGCTATACCATACGTAGTAAATCTAGTCTGATCCACCTTTGATGATATATCAGCGTCTCTGATATTAAGATAATATTCGAGTGTCGTTGCACCCAAAATAGATCTTACATTTGCTGCGTATCCATCAATCTCATCGAAAGTAAAATGAAGTTTATCTGAAAATATTGAATCTTTACCATCAACATAAACATTTGTTATGTTACTGTATCTGCTAGTAGGTCCACTAGTTCTTATTCCAACTACAATATTACCGTATTCTTCATCATACTCTGTTATTAGGTTTGTTTTATAGTTCCGTCCATCGCCATCTACAGTAACAGCAGGATTTGGGGTTGGTACCACCCGGTCCATTATGGTAAGTGATGATAAGTCTATGGTTGCAGATAATATTTCACCTCGACCAAATTCTATAATATTATTTGACTGTATATAATCATTTGAAAGGGGATTTGGATTTTCAGCCAATACTTTCTTAGGCCCCGACAGAGGAGATATAAGTTGTAAACAGGAAGAACAACTTAATCCTTTATTGAAAGAAAATTCTGTTTTAAGTCTATCAGCAATATTGCTACATTTCCAGCAACTGGTCTCACACAAACAGAAGTCAAGTTGGTTGGTGTTAATATATGTCTTAGATCCAGCGTCATAAGTCCGTTCATTAGTATAGATGCAGCAGGATCCTGTATTACCGGCAGATGATCCACACAATTGAGTCGCTAAGGCATCAATTCCAGTGCTTGTTGAATTTTTACTAAAGTCGGATACGGCATCAGGAACCGGTAAAAATTTAGATGTTATAAATTTTTGAACCGGCAAATCTATTTTGTATAGAACAGCCCATCTATAACCATCTTCATAACTAACAATTCCTTTTTTGTGCGTAGGAGCAATCTTGGAAATGCTCATATCAGGATCATAATCTTTTCTGTTATTTTGATTATTAGAAATGCAGAGATATACTATATTGTTTGACTTGTTATATGCATAAAAATTATCATCAGTTGAATTGCCTTCATCATCATATGGAATATAAATTTTATTAGGAATCCAATCAATTCTTCGCACTACAAGAGATACATCATCTTTTGGTATTGTTGATATGAAGGATATATCAGTTGAATCACTGTTTCCAAGATTGGTGCCAGAGTAACCACCCAAGAAAAAACTCAATCTAGAAGATTGATCTGTATTAAAACTAGAGAGATATTTTTCTGCGGATGAAACTTTTAGAGAATTTGTGTTCATTGAGTTACCCTTGGACATTCAAGTTCTTGACATGGAGGTATATTTTCGTTTGGATTTATACCAGAAAGATAAAAGAAATCTCCTATATTTATGGAAGAAAAATCGCAGTCATAATATATTTTACCATCAGATATAGTTTGCTCTGAGCACAATGCCCAGCCTGGATGATTGAATGTTGGTTCATCCGCAGTAGTTCCGTCTGGTGGGTGTATTTCTGTGTTATATGAACTATTATCACAACCAGCACATGGTTCGATATCTCCACTTGATCCCATATTATAGGCAAAATAATTATAGAGGACGGGAGATTCTACGGTTTCTTGTTCGGAACCCGGATCATCTTCAGTCTCACCCGGAATATAATCGGTAATGGAAGTTTCTAAAAATGACAAAAGACCTGCTGGATGTAGTATTTCATTTAAAACCGATGCATATTCTCTAGGATCTTGACCAGTTTTAACACTATATGCGTAATCTTGGTAGAAATAACCATCCCGTAGAACTGAATTATTTAAATATGATCCCCCAAGAGAACTCAATTCTTCATATGATCCGGTAGAACCAAGAACAGCACTCCAATCAGCGAATCTTCCGCCATTGAGTCTCATTATTCTCTTTTTTGGTTCATTTACTTGAATATCCTCAAGTGTTGATCCATATAATGTATTGAAAAAATATACAAAGGACTGTTCATTTCCTTTGTACTGATAGAATTGACTTCTAATAGATGTTATAAATTCTTTTAAATTCTGTACGTCTATAAAGTTAGAATTTAATTTTTCCTCTGGGAATCCTGACAAATACGAAAAAACAAAGTGCTTAATTTCATTGAAATTATCAGAATCACCTGACATTATCTTATTAAAATCTTCATAATCAAGAGGATATCCAGATCCTCCATTTTTAAGATAAAGCCAGTCATAGTATGATTGTATGAAGTTAATGAATAAATCATTCGAATTTGATTCATTCTTTTCTCTAAAATATTTCGGCATCTGATACATTATGTCATAGTTGGATCTTTGATTTGAAATGCCTTCAATATCAAAAGATTCATCATCACCGAATTGTCTGGCCAGATCTACCTGTCTAATATCAGGAAAATCTGTAGCAAGTCCTACTAGTCCTTTTTCGGTTTTAAACTTACTGGTTGTTACCTTCTTTTGCATCAATTTGCATCCATTACTGTTGCAGAGATATTCATTTTTGTTACCATTTCATGTTTTCCTTTGAAATTTAATGAATCAGGAATAACTCTTAATGTGGTAGATCCAGTCAGAACACCCGCATATATCTCAATTTTTCCAGTGCTATAGTCAATAATACCTACATCATTTGATACTATGACAGGAGAATCATCTACTAAAATATATGCAATTAATTTTTCACTAGAAGGATTATCTGCAATATAAACTTCTGGATATATGTCTCCGTCTGAATTCTCTAATGTTGTTGTAGTGCCTGTAGAAGATACGGCTCTATTTGCTAAATTAACAGTACTAATTTTCTTTATCTTATTTTTAAGATTAAATGTTTTCTTTGATGGTCCGGTTAATGTTTTATATTCCACGTAGTTTGTTGTGGAAGATAAATCAATACTAAGTCCTGATTCTAATTTAGAAACCTCATTGGAAAAATCAACAAGAGAAAAATCAGCATTGAATTTTCTAATTCCATATTTTTCTGATATTAATTGGTTTATGTTTGCCAGTATAGATGAGTTACTTCCGGCCGCTTCACTTGCATTTCTCTGGAAGGGAATGTTAACATACAACTCGGATAAAATTGGAGTAACATATTCCGGCTTTATTGTTACAACCATTCGTTTTGATAACTCTTGGACTGCTAATTGTTGTTCGGTTATATTGGCTTCTACATTTTCACTAGTGACATTATCATTAAGTAATGAAACGAATAACCTTCCATAATATGGAGGATCCATTTCTTCTCCACCCCAAACATTAATTCTGGTATCAGATTCTACCAGACTTTCTCCTATGGTTGTCTTTCCTAGAGCAGCAATTGCATCTTGTTTAGTAACTACCCTACCCTGAGAAGAAAACCACTTAGGGGCAAAGAACTTAATGGAATCAAGATTTGGAATTTTTGATCCACCACCACTAAACTTGAATGTTTGAACTATACTATCATTGTTAAGCGTAGTATTTGTAAAATCACTACTAAACGATGTATAATTATCCGCTATTTCTCCAGAAGGTGTCACATAGGACGCTGTTACAATCGAGCCAGTCGGGAGGCTTCTTCCCGGTTGTGGGTAATTTGTATCATTTGGAACATTACCTCCGAATAAAACATAGAAGCCTTCGTCAAATCTCTCTAAGAAATATACTTCGCTTGATGAGTTTATTTCTTGGTTGATGTTATCAGATAAATTCCACTCTCTGAATGTTTGATCTGATGGTGTTTTTACTTTTATAGTAAGTGATCGTATATCAATATTAGGCCCTGCAATGAATCCCTTATAATTATTAGAATCCATCTGAATTATTGTGTCTTGTGTTAAGAGCGATCCCTGATAAACAAAAAGATCAACTTCTCCATTCTGATTAGTTGATGCTTGTTCAAACGTATAGAAAGTTAACGAAGATCCATTTGCATTTACCCCAGTGAATGGATGATACTTAGGAAGAGTATTGAACGCTCCTGCTACTCGTACGGTAACCTTTGCACCGGAAGATCTTGCACCGGGAACAACATATCCAAGAGGTTTTGCCAAAGATATAAGACTTGAAACCTTTTGGGCAGAGTCAAAGAATATCTCATTTCCTATCATATTAGAATAAAATGCATAATATAATGTATTATAAGCGACGGTATCAATTAAAGTAGTTATCGCCGAACCTTCAAATTCAAAGTCACTAAATTCCTCTTGGGTTTTCAGATACTCTTTTATTGAGAGTTTAATTTCATCAAACTCTAAACTTCCTAACTTTAACTGAGGCAAATTCATTACCTTGTCCTCCCAAGAGATAATTTTATAGTTTGTGGGACTGGTTGATCTTTTTCTAAATCAACACTATAATATACTTCTATCGTAAATTGATTTGAATCTGAAACTGGAGAAAACTTTACTTTGGTAAAATTGACTCTGGGGTCGTATTGTTCTATATTTCTCTGAATCCTATTTGATATAAAAACATAGTCTTCACTCGTCATATTTTCGAATAGGACTTCATATACACCTGTACCGAATTGTGGGTTAAATGGTTTATCGCCAAACCCATATACACACAAATTTATCACAGACTGCTTTATTGCCTCTAAATCCGAAGCTTTAGAAACATCATTGGTAAAAAAGTTCCTAGAAAAACTGGATGATATATCTGTATATTTTGCCATACCTTATGTATTAACCTTATCAGGAGACTTATTTAAAGAATCTCTAATCAATGAAAATGTCATACTATGATTCCTCTTGGTGAAAAGGTGATTAATGCCTCCTACCATCCATTTACCGGCAGAACTTTTTAATTCTTCGCTCTTCAAATCTACATTATTAATTTCTATCATAGCCCCCGGTCGAATAGACAGATCACCCAGAGCAGAAATTACACAAGTCTGTGCGGTGGCCATGGTCATTTGAGCGTTTCTAAGAAGAGGAGTTTTCAAGGGAGTATTCCAGAAAGTACAGTATGTTCTTGTGTATTCTAGCCACTCGTGATATTTTTCGCCTATATTTGGACAATTACAACTGTCAGTTCCATCAGGATTATCCCATTCACATCCAAGATATTCCTCTCCTAAAACTTCTTCTATCTTTTCACATAATTTAGATTCGTCCAATAACTCTTTTAGTTCTTCGTCTGTGGGTTCTGGGGTTGGATCCATTTCACCAATAAATTCAAGGGCTTCTTCGTATTTTTCGAATCTGCCCAAAACCTCTATATTGGAATCTATAACCGCAAAGGTATTTTCTTCTCCCTCACCAAAAATCTCCTGAATCAAAGACAGCAATGCCTGCTGAATTATCTCGGGGGTGACCTCATCACTATCCTGAAAGAATTGAGAAAATGATTCCAGAAGAGAATTAACGTCATCTGCGGTTGATAGTACGAACGCATCCTTGGGTTGGAGATATTTTGCGGGACAGTTGCAATATGGATCCTCTGCCGGACACCCAGAGTTGTTCACGGGACCATCTGGATTTGCACACTTATAGTGTCTCTTTTCCTCTCGGGTGATTGGTATTTCATTTTTATACCATTCAAGTTGACTATCCTTAGTCAACTCTATAAGTTTATTTGGTCCTACAGCCATTATTCTTTCCCTTCTATATTTAGATAGGGTCTGAGAACAGAACTCTCCCAACAATTACATTGTGCAAATCTGTTACCACCAAATCCAATATTTTCAGTTCCGGAAGCCAATTTAATCCACCTATCTTGAGGTGTAGATTTTTCATGTAACTGGGTNAAGTNTTCTGTATAATTATCAAATGGAGGGGGATAAGGTTCCCTGTACAATTTATTTGGATATATTCCAGATCCTTGTTGACCTTTGCCTCTACCATCCATCGTTGGGAGACCTAAGTCTAAGAATCCAATGTAGTCCCACGGCAATGATGGAGTTAGTGGAGGTAGTGCAGAGTGATCATCATCATAATCGACAACCGGATCTAAGTTCTGACCTAGAAGACCCTGTCCATTATTTGATGTGCTTTGGTAAAAATATTCTTGTGGATATAGAAGACCTGCTGAAGGAATTGAACTTGGGGTAGAACTTGCTCCACGATATAAAGAACCCGTAACTGATCTATAAACATTTGCGTATCGAATTCTATCTAGATTTTTGGTCTCCTCATTACCATTGGCATCTTCATAAACATTAAATTGAATAAATGAAGTTCTCATATCATTATATGGATCATAGTAAATCTCATCATTAAAATTAAAAAAGTCTCCCGGATCTCCCGGTACGTTAATAGAATCTTTAGAATTATCATAGTCGAACGTGAACAGCCCTTGATTGATCGGACTTCTTTGTTGTTTGTAAATCATCTCACATACCTTATCGGCATATTTGAATCTTTCTTTATTCGACGTTGTAAAAATGATAAACTCAGTTATCACAGAAATAATATGCTGAAGGAAAAACTGACCATATTGAGTAACTCCCGATGATCCTAGAGAAGGTCCGGATAAGGGAGATGGAGAAATCCCAGGAATCCCATAACTCTCGGGAGAATCGATGACTGTTGCCGAATCATAATATCGAGTATCCTCATCCACATAAGTTCCTAGATCAATATTTTCACCTTCTGGTATTCTATGGAAATTCTTTTCCCCCTGTTGTATGTGGGGAGTTCGGACCGGGATGGTAGTAAAGAAAAACTTAACACGTTCGGATGGCCTCTGAAATAATGTGTGAGGACACTTCGATCCGAAAAATCCAGATCCATATCCTCGCGTGTCTTTTAATAATGATTTGTAATTATCAGTAGTAACTTCCTGTAAGTATTGCCAACATTTATAATTAGCATATCCGGGATTTAATTCGAATTCCTCAAAATAATTATATAACCATTCTTTAGTAGACACTCTTTGTCTTATTTCGTTCATATGGCCTACCATGAAATTATTTTTTAATCTTACTGCATTTTCAGATCCATAGTAATCATAGAGACCATTTATTGTCATGTATATGTCAGTAAATCCTGCATCTTCGTTTCGTAGGCTATAAAAATATTCAGGCAGTACGTTTTCTCTAACCGGATCACCTCCTATTTCAAAGAAAGGAAGGCCTTCCGTGTTGTATGAAGTATATCCAAATTGTATATCGTCCAGATTAGCTGCATTTTCTACGGCGGATTTATCTCCTATTCCTCTGTGATTGTTTAAGAAAATGAACTGAAACTTTTTATCTTCTTCCGTAATAGAATCGACAGCATCTATAATAACTTGAGAAAAATCATTAACAAAAGGAGAACATATTGGACTTCTCCAAAAATCATTCCCCCCTATCGGATTACTACCAAATTGACCAAAGTCACTTAGTGTAGGAGTTTGATATGAATAACTACACAAACAATCCATAGAAACATTTGGACACTCCGGAATCTCCTCCAGAGTTTCAGTAAAGGCTCCGCATTGTCCATCTAGGCTACAACCTTCTTGACCGGCAGACATCCTTCCGGAACAAATGCAGTCACTTTCATCATATGCTTGTGTTGGTTCTGTACAATTGTCAGCATTACATCCGCTGGAAAAATATACTGGTCCAGATGTGTCAAAAATAGAACCTTTACATCCATAGAATGACTCCTCTACGTACGCCGATCCATCATTGTTAACCTCACTACCTGCGCCTCGGGAGTAGTGTAGATATGCACGAGCACAATTATCGATGCCGGCCGGCGTTCCGTCATCGTCCTCATAAGTTTGATCCAGAAGAGTTTCTAATTCATTAGAACTACACGCTGTTTCTTCAGTTAATGGTGCGGTGGGATCCGGCTCTGTAGTTGGATCCACACTAGGAAACTGAAAAGGACAATTTTGATGAAAAACTTCTTTGTATGCGACAGGACAGCATCCCTCAACATTACCAGCTCCGCTGCTGACTGTATTATTTTCTCCTGTCCACTGTGGTTCTGTTATAACAAATAGTTCTTCGAGTTCTTCTTCTGCTATTCTTTCTTTGAGTATCCGCAATCTTTCAAAAAATATAGGAGAAGTGTATTTAAATTGTCCACTTACAGATTGTGAATATTTACTTCGCAGTGGAACTAAAACAACACCCTTTAAGTGCTTTGGTTTATTTTCTTTTAGAAAGTATAATAAATTTTGAAAGTCTTCTTCTACGGGATCAATTTCAGTCCCATATCTTTCATTAAGCACCGAGTAATTATATGTTAAAGATGAACCGAATGAAGATCCAAACCATCGTGGCCAATCTAATTCTCCATTATCGGGTCGTGCAAGATGATCAACTTTTAGTAGATCATTTGGATATTGATCTTCGCTTTCATCCAAATTCAGCCCATCAAAATCAAACTTAACGCTCCCCCAGTACGGTTGTGATCGCATGGAAATTATGCTTACATCGGACTGACTGTACTCTTCATCTTCATCCTTGACTCCCGCCATGTCTCTACTTCGAATACCTGCACCAATATAATCAGGGACACTCCATAGTTGGTTTTCGTTGTTAGTAACGCCAAATGATGGCGATCCATATGAGTCAAAATCGATAAAATAAACTATTACCGTATCATCCGGTTTCGGATGACCTGGTGTTGGTCTGTATCTAAAATTATAAGCCATTATCCTTCACTGTCTCCGCTATCATCTTCGTCTGGATATGTTGATCCGGGCACAACATAAGGATCGTAAGTTATACCAGAATCATATCCATCTATAGGAATTCTATAGGCATTGAATGGACTTGCATCGATCGGATTCTCAGCATTAAACATATAAATGTAATCACCCGCATTTGATGTTAATCCCGCAGATTCTATTTGATTTCTGTTATATTTGAAGACTTCTACGACTTGACCAAAACAACTCATCTGACCCAGTTCCACCAATCCCTCTGACATCGAACTTCCGGCAACATCTCCAAGTCCATCAGAACTGGGGAAAGTGGCTCCGAAGTTTAAATACCCACCTATAGGCATAACACTAAAAGATCTTACATTAGCAGGAGTTTCAAATTCCTCTTCATCGTCCGGAATTATGTTCGGGAAATCACCATGAGCAGCTTGAATATTTTCCTTATTCATACCCGGACCCAAGTAATCAAACCGACCTGTTGGACTTTCAAACTCTTCACTATAAAGAGGTCCAGTTAGTCCCGGTATGAATTCCCGAGATGTTGGTTGAGGAGATAATATTTCATTCATGTTCCATGCCTGGAATATAGATGGGACTTCGCCCAAAGTGAGACCTCTAACGGCAATCAATGGGTGCTCGTTTGTACCTCCGCCGCCGTTATTCCATCGTATAGGAGCTCCTCTTACATTGGGACCATCTTCCGGATTCCAGTTTAGAATAACTTCTTCTCTATCCCACACCTCAACCGGAGTCCAGTAGTAAGTCCATAAACTTGGAGCATAACTTCTTCCCCAGTCAGGTCCAGTAGGTCCATTGCTTGTCTGGGTTCTCTTAAATCCAACGATATATCCAATTTCTCGTTCGGCATTTCCTACGTTTACTGGTTGCTCATCACAGCAAATTGAATACTTGTATACGTTCCATTTCTCTTTCAATAATCTCTTCAGAACATAAGCAGTGAGTGCAGACTTTGAGGGCCGTATAATTTCATTTCTTATCTTCTTCAATTTTTCGACATCCAAGTTTGTTTGATCAAACTTAGATTGCCATGAATCCATGGATGTTTTAAAAACTGGACTCTTATGAGCATCTAATTTTGTTGGTTTCTGATCATTATATTCTTTCAGATCAAAGTAACCATACAATCCAGTATCCTCTAATTCGTTACCATCAATATCGTCATACTTCATAGATTCTGGAATCAATTTTCCTGATTCTACATGATTCCATAAGATATAATCCTCTTCGTAATCATAAGTGATTAATTTAGAAATTAGTTTAGAGTGGGTAGGAAGATATAATGAGTAAGGATCTTTATATGAAGGATATTCTTTATGATAGAAAGATTTGTATGCATTCGAATTAATAAACTCCACCTGATTGATGAGTTTTGTTCCTAAGAAAGATGTCAGAGTGCTCTTGGGCAGAGGATCGTCTGTCACGTTAAATTTAGGCAGTTCTTTAGATCCATTTTCCCGAATGATAGAATCTAAGGATCTGAAGTGCCAAGTTAAAGATAAATCTTGCCAAAACATATAATTGCAAGCATTTATATTTTCTTTAGAAACTGAGTTCTCCGCCAAATAACTCATCAGTTGTATTGCAGATGGAGAACTTCCCGGTTTTGACCAAGGATACTGTGCATGAGTTCCTTTAAACCAAACGCTGTTTTCGGTGGGTTCTATGTCAATATTTTCAAAGTTTTTGGTCCCGTAATAATTTACCAAACCTTCACCTTCTTCATCTGCTATCTTTCCGATAAACTCAGATTGTTTGAAAGGTGAACCTATTTTATTTTTTATACCAGATTCATATGATATAAGACTTAAATTCCATACAACTTCAATGCCGTGTTCTGATCTAGGTACATTTTCAGTTTCATCTGTAACAAGAGCAACATTATCAATATACAGTTCTATTTTAAAGTTACTTCTGTATAATGTACTAACTAGACCAAATTCTTGATCTTCGTAATTGACATCAGTATCTGCATCTGAAAGTGGTGTAGCTACGACTAGTTCTAAAATATCACCACCAGAAAAATTAAAACTTTCTCCATATCCATGCATATCTGATATTAATAAATTACCAACAACACCAATTCCAGAAAATAAACTCTCTGTTAGACTTAGTGATCTAAAGGGTTCATCCGTATACTCGGTCTTTATGAGATCAAATTCAGAAGATCCGTCGATTTTTCGTATCTTTGCAGATACAATCTCAGTACTTCCAGTTGTAAAATCCTCAATAGCCATTTATAGTATCACTCGCATTTCCACCCACAACACTAATACCCTGTATGGTGCTTGTTTCATTACTTCTGCCTGATTTTAATAATCTTCTTATTTCAGAATTTACAGTAGAGGCAATAGATTTGGGTGGTATCTTCAAGTATGATTTTTCTTCTTGATCAAACTCATACTGATTCTGTACAGTCCGGAAAGTATAATCTTGCAATTCATTATTTGATATAAATTGTCCAAGGAGACTGGTGGGAGAAAGAAATTCAACTGATGGATTTGCTATACCACTGATATTTTCAATGACCGATTCAATAGTAATTCCGATTTTAACGTAATCTATTCCACCAACGATGCATAAATCAATTCCTATTCCAACACTTATAAGATTACCTACGTAGTCATTCATATCAAAGTCCTCGTAGGGAATAACTACAAAATATTTTTCTTGTGAATTATGACCTATAATTTTAGCTCTAACTGGGGTATCCTCGGAAAATCCGCAGAAGTGTTGAGCATTGACTGAATCTGAATAACAGGACATTTTCAAATCAAGTTGGTCCTCAGTAGGGTAATTACCATTTATAACCTTTGATATGTTAAGAAGTTGGATCGTCTGATACTCACCACTATAATATACTCGTTGTGATCCCTCGGAAGATTCTCTGTATGCAGAAACTTCAGTTTCCTTGTTGAAAAAGAATTTTGCTGGACTTGTCCCGTAGTCCGTTATTCTCGCCATTTCGAATATTGAAGATATGGGTTTCCAATTACCGGTACCATCAGGTCTAAACAATTGAACAAAATCTCCTTGTTCAATATTAGAAAAATTGCTTGTCTTTACATATCTAAGAAATTCATCATACTCTTCGACGTAGGCATATGATGTTGTATCCAATTCAAATTCAATGATCGATTCGGTGGCGGGATCATCCAATTCAGTATTTGCCCTGACAAGCAAATCCCCGTATATGGGTTTAGTGGGAAACAATTCAGTAAAGAATATTGATTTCGAATTTCTAAAATCATTTTCCTTTAACGATCTAGCAGATGAAGAATCTGGTAAAAATGTATGATCATAAATTTCATTAAAAAGACCTAGTATGTGATACATGTTAGGATCATTATAATATTGAAAAGAAAGAACGTCCAATTTTTCTTTTGTTGATGTACTCAGTAATTCATAATTGGCAGGGTTATCCATACTTTTTCTGGAAAAAGCAATTCTCTTGAAAATATCTACCATTTCTATTGAATTTGTTCCAAACTCATATGGAAACTTATTCATGTAGTCTAAGTATGTCAAGATATTCCCTCCACAAGAACTTGCGATCTGGTTGCTACTACCGCTCCATCGTCTCCACCAGCACGGAATAGAGGTTCGATTTCTTTCAAAACAACAGTTGCAGTTATTTCGCTAGGCATGGGACCGTATTCCGGTGAATAGAACATAGAAGATGCATCTCTACCTACACTAACTGATTGAATAAGACATAACTTAGGATTGGATAACCATTTCTCTGTTGCAGTATTGGTGTTGTATACCGTGGTGCTACCATCCTCGCCCTCATCTGCATGACCTATAGTTACAGTAGCCATAGCAGGAGGTTTCACTCTAAAAAGATCAGCGTCCACTCCAATTGCCTCTGGGAGTGCAAAGGCAGATAAAGACTCAAATGTCTTTAAAATATCAGCAGAACTTTTTGCATCTTCGAGAACCATTGCAAACGTAAATTCATATACACGCTTTTCATTTTTTATAAAAAAGTTATCCGTATTATCCATAACTCTTTTTACATCTCTGCCAGTTACCCCTATATTAATATCATTTATTATCCGATCGCTAATTTGATCAAGTTGATTCTGCGTGATTTCCTGATCTATAGCAAATCCTCCGTCTCCACCTAATGCCCCTTTTAAGAATGCTGCAACACCACCTTCCTTCGCTCGGGCATCGATCGTTTCTGAGACAATTTGACTCTGAAATTGTACTGGTATGGGCAAAATAAAAGATGCTAA